TATATGTCCACGGTCACTTCTTTTTCCGCATCCCTTATTTCTTCCCTTGGTGGTGACACCGAGGCGGCAGTAAAGTATGCGGATATGGCCATCACTGATATGGCGGATAATGCCAATAAGATGGGTTCGGACATTGCCACAATCCAGACGGCATACCAGGGTTTTGCCAAGCAAAACTATACGATGTTGGACAACTTGAAACTTGGCTACGGAGGCACCAAGACGGAAATGGAGCGTCTGCTTGCTGATGCACAAGCTATTTCCGGCATTGAATACGATATCAGTTCCTATGCTGATGTTGTATCTGCTATCCACGTTATTCAGGAAAGCATGGGCATTGCGGGCGCGACAGCAGCAGAGGCGGAACATACCATTGAGGGGTCTATGAACTCCATGAAAGCCGCCATTGATAACCTTATTGTAGGTTTCGGCAATGCGGATGCAGACATCGAGCAGCTCTGCAACAATGTGGTGGATGCATTCCAGGATGTGCTGACTAACATTACCCCTGTGATTGAAAACATTATATCTGCACTGCCAACGGCTCTGAATGCGTTGATTTCTACTGTTGGAGAGTTACTGCCGACCTTGTTGGATACGGTAGTCGACCTGTTTTCCCAGGTGTTGACCACACTGCTGACGCTGATACCACAGTTGATACCTGCAGTGGTTGAGGCATTGATGACCATTGTGAACACATTGATTGAGAACCTTCCGCTTTTGGTGGATGCCGCCGTTCAGATTGTGGTTTCCCTCGTGGAGGGTATTGGCTCGGCACTGCCGGAACTTATCCCCGCAGCAGTGCAGGCAATCATCACTATCGTTGAAGGTCTGATTTCCAACCTTCCGATGATTTTGGATGCAGCACTTCAGCTTATTATGGGTCTTGCGGAAGGATTGCTGACTGCCATTCCGATGCTGATTGAGGCACTGCCATCCATCATACTTGCTATTGTGGACTTTGTGATTGGTGCAATCCCTCAAATCATAGACGCAGGCATTCAGCTTCTGACTTCGTTGGTTTCTGCATTGCCGGAAATTATCGTGGCAATTGTGGAGGCAATACCACAGATTATTGACGGAATCATCACGGCGGTGCTTGGTTCGATTCCACAGATTATCCAGGCGGGCATTGACCTGTTGGTAGCACTGATTGAGGCATTGCCGGAAATCATCACAACCATTGTGGCGGCTATCCCGGAAATCATCTCCGGCATCGTCAATGCGGTCATCAACAACATTCCGCAGATTGTGCAGGCGGGTATCAGCTTGCTGACATCATTGATAAAGAACCTGCCGACCATTATTGCAACAATCGTAAAGGCTGTGCCTCAGATTATTACGGGAATTGTGAATGCCTTGAGCAAAGGCGTTTCCCAAATGGCGCAGGTCGGCGTCAACCTTGTCAAAGGTTTGTGGCAGGGCATCCAGTCCCTTGCATCCTGGCTTTGGAACAAGGTGTCCGGTTGGATTTCTTCCATCTGGGACGGCATCTGCGATTTCTTCGGTATCCATTCGCCTTCGGATGAGATGGCTTGGATTGGCGAGATGTTGGTGGAAGGCTTGGCAGGCGCTATCAATACCAGTGGTAAAGATGCGGTTGCAGCCGCTGAAGGTATGAGTGCTGACATCAATGATGTGATGCAGAGCCTTGCGGATGATATGTCCACGGCACTGCCTACGGACTTCAATGTAAATGGTACGGTCAACCGAAATGACACGGTTTCCGGTATGGGAACGGGTTACGGTGCGCTGATTACCATTCAGCAGATGATTGTCCGAAGCGAAGAGGATATCCGCAAGATTTCCCAGGAACTTTACAACTTGATTCAGAGTGGCTCCCGTGCACAGGGTCACTTCACTACGGCATAAAGGAGGGTTTTGACCTATGGGGTTTATTTTTAACGATATTACATCGGCAAGCATGGGCATCAAAGCCCGTCTAACATCTTGGCAGGTGTGTGGTAAACTTCGAAACTTTACCACCACCGTGCCTGGTAAATACGGTGTGGCAGATTGCGGTGCAGACTTTGATTACCGTGAAATTAAGGTGCAGTGCAACGTCTATCCGAAACACAGCTTTACGGCATTGGTGTCTGCCTTGGATGATGTGGCTGCATGGCTTGACCCAGTGCAGGGATTGCGTCAGCTTGTGCTTGATGATGTGCCGGACAGATATTTTATGGCGCGTCTGAATGATGCGGTGGACTGTGAAAGGCTTATCCGTTCGGCGGGCAGTTTTGAACTGAAGTTTTTCTGTCCTGACCCGTTCGGATATGCCATCACGGACGAAACTTTCTCCATTACGGAGGAAGGTGTTCACGCTATTACAAGAAGTATTGGAAACATTGAGTCCTTGCCTGTGTATCGCATCAAGGGTGTGATAACAGCAGGAGCAAGCAATTATATCAGCATTACCACAAACGGCTCGGAACTGAAAATCGTAAATGCCACACTTTCCGAGGGAGAAATCCTCATCGTGGATACCGATAAAATGACCGCCTATGTGGTGGATGAAAACGGAGAAACGCTCCGTAACGGCCTGTCGTATTTGCAGGAACTGAACTTTCCGACACTGGCTGTCGGAGATAACACGGTCACTGTGGAAGTAAGCAATGCCACGCTTACCGAATTACAAATTCAAGCCAAGAGCAGATGGAGGTGACGGTATGTCTTTGAAAACAATTCTGAATAAACAGACAGATTTCACGGGTGAGTTCCCGGAAGAGTATGCCGCCTCCGGCCTGTGGCGTTTCAACGAGTCTGAACCGGATGAGGATACGGCTCTTGCCGATTCTTCTGGTCGTGGGCGCAATTTTGCTGTTGTGAACTGGTCTGGTACTACGGCAAACTTAAGTACAAGTCCAAAAGGTCGCCAGATCCGTTTCAACATCAACAGTCCGACCACAGAGAAAACCCACCTGCAGGTTACCAATGACGGCAGCATTTTTGCCAATCTCGGAGAGCGTATCATCGTGGGCGGATGGATGTGTCCTACCACTTATTCCGTGGGTAATACATTCTGTCCGATTTTCAATACCCGTTACGGTCCCGGACAGCCGATTTTCTATCTGTCCCTGTATTCCGGCAAGCCGAGAATTATGCTTTACAACTCTTCGGGCAGCCTTATTCTGGACAAGACTGTGACACCATCGTTCTCCCTTGTGAACGGCGGCTGGTATTTTATCGCAGGTGTGATTGAACCAAATAATAAGCAGTTTACCTATGTCATTGGCGACCGTTCTTCCGGCACCTGCTTCAAGTCTGAGGTGCTGACATTTACGGGAACGCTGAATGCGGAATGTACCGCAGACCTCATCATCGGTATGCACGCCGACACCTATTACTATGCAGGCGGCTTTGATGAGTGGTTCCTGGATTGTGATTCTTCGCTGACGGCAGATGATTTGGTGGATTATTTCAATGCAACGATTCTCTGCAACGGTGCGTCCAATTCCGCTGACGTGGATGCCCTGACCGTAGCCGACTGCGTAACGCTGAAAGCTACCGATGGCGTGTACCCGGAAAGCGGTATTCTTTATACCAAAGCTATGGAGTGTAATCTGTCCGGCACGGGAAGAGTGTCTTATACCAGTGAATATATCGCAGGCACAACAGCGGTGGCATCGGTGGAAACCTCCACCAGTGATGACCTTGTGGATTGGAGTGATTGGGTTTCTGTCGGTACAGACGGAAAGCTGCAATCTCCGAACCGAAACTATATCCGTTTCAAGGTAACGCTGACCACCTCGGATACTTCCAAGACACCGAAACTTGTGGATATCCGACTTTATGATATTCCGAAAGCGCCCTATGAAAAAATCGGTTATGCCCGCCCTGTTGTTCTGGATGATAATGGAGCGTGGGAGGCCATTTTGGAGAATGCCTATGACATCATCGTTACGGGCGAAATCAATGGTGAGGACACGCTGACCTTTTCCATTCCGTTCCGTGACGGCAAGCGTAAATATCTTGAAAACGAGAAGAAAATCCAGATCGTTGATGATATTTATAAAATTCGCACCATCACGGATGTAAAGGATACCACTGGAAATACGGTCACACAGGTGTATGCTGAGGCAGAATTTTATGATTTGACCTTTTCCGTCCGTAAGGAAGAAAAGAAGTTTGATGCGGAAACGGCGGAGGCTGCTATGGCGTATGCCCTTGCCGATACGGAGTGGAGCGTGGGAACGGTCAATGTTACCTCAAAGCGTACATGGACTTCCACGGAGAAAAATGCTCTTTCCATTCTTCGCAGCGTTGCCAATCTACACGGCGGCGACCTTGTTTTCGATTGTCCGAACCGACTGGTGCATCTGCTTACGGTCAACGGCAAAGACAGCGGTGCCCTGTTTGCCTATAAGAAAAACATGAAAAGCATCGAGCGAGTGGTGGACACACGTTCCCTTGTAACGAGACTTTATGCGGTCGGTGCCAACGGCATGACCTTTGCTGACATCAATAATGGGAAAGCGTATCTTGAGGATTTCACCTATTCCAAAGAAGTGCGCATTACCACCCTGGATTGTTCTTCTTTTACCAATCCGTATCAGATGAAGGAATACACGGCCATGCGCCTTGCGGAATACTGTAAGCCCGCGGTGTCCTATGTGCTGAATGCTATGGACTTGTCTGTTCTGACGGGTTATGAGCATGAGGCTTGGAATTTGGGAGATTATGTCCGTGTGGAAGATAAGGACTTGGGGTTATCGGTTACTACCCGTATCGTGCGCCGAGAGTATAATCTGCAGGAGCCTTGGAATACGGTTCTGGAACTTTCCACTACGCTGAAGAACCTGGGCAGTTCGGTCAGTTCCATTGATACCATTGCCGATGCTTTGGAAGGCACAGGAATGGTATCCAACAATGATATCAGAGAACTTGTGCCGTTCAATCATCTGCGAAATTCCCGTGCAGATGACGGTCTTGCCTATTGGGTCAGTTCCGGTTTTGAGGCGGATGGAGAAAACGGTGCATCCGGCACGGCATCTTTCAAGGCAGAGGGTGTTGCCGGAATGACAAAAAGCCTGTATCAGACCGTTTATCCTTCCAACCGCAGCAGTTATACACTGTCGGCTCAGATTGCATCGGAGGATCTGGAAAAACTGTCCGATGATGCACAGGTCGGCATTGAAGTGGTTATCGAATATGAGGACGGCAGCACCGAAACCCGATTCATTGACCTTTACTGATGGAGGTGCTTATGGCTTATTTTTCTAAAACATCGGAGAAGATAACGCCTGAAAATTACTTCTCCAAAGTGAAATCCATTACCGTGCGTGTGTGCATTACCAACTGCACAGGCACTTTATATATTACAGACCTTTTGCTGCAGCCGGGTTCGGTTGTCACGGGATGGGTAGGTCATCCCTGCGAAATCAAGTGGGTGCTTGATGGCTAATCCGGTATTCATCCGTTTGGCAGAGGGCATCAACAAAAAGCAGGATATGCGTGTTGTGAGCGTTACCGTGAAACCTACCATCACGGACTGCTCCGGCACGATTTGGTTTACCGACCTGCAGCTACAGGAAGGACCTGCATTGACAGGCTATGTACCACACACGGAGAGCCGACTTGCGGGAGGCTCGAAGGTATGGTTCAACGGCGTGGTGCGTTCTGCGGAAACTGTGATTGTCTGCAACCTTGGAGAAACCTCCGGTGGCTTGGATATTCATATCTATCCGAAATCCGATATGGCGGCAGGCTCGGTGCAGCTATCCCAAGGTGTAGGCGGTCAGAGGGTTGTATTTCCTAACAAACTGTCTGCGGAGGATGATTTGGCTCTCCTTGCTTCCGTGAGGGAATGCACGAAGAACGGTGTCACAGAGCCGAAAGAGGGATTTTATCAATACAGTGCAGCTTGGGATTCCAAGCACAAGGTCACCTTGGAGGACGGCAAGTCAGCCAGGGTGCTTTTTGAATTACAGGAAATGACGGATGGAGGTGTGTCGTTCTGATGGATAAACTCAAAGGCAAACGCATTATGGTGTGGACATTCATGGGCAATTCCAGAATGTATGAAGCTTTGCGTGATTACGGTGACCGTATCGACACCATCGGTCTGTTTTCTTTCAAAGTGGATGCCACGGGAACGATTACGGAGAGTGGTGTTCCCATCAGCAATATGCTGACCTACATCGACAAATGGCCGCACATCCGATGGCTGCTTACCGTTGCCAACGATGGTGCAAATTCCATCTTTAAGGCTCTGCGAGATAATACGGACGGCGCACAGGACACATTCTGCTCGGAACTTGTCCGTATTATGGAGAAGTACCCGTGGTGCAATGGTGTGGATATCGACTTGGAAAAAGGCGATGGATATTCCACCCACGCTGAATCCACGGCAATGTTCAAGCACATTTATGAAACTGTAAAAGCCTACGATTCCACAAAGGAGATGAACATCTGCCTGCCGGGTATGACTTCGGTCAACGGCTCGGTCGGTGGAGAAAACTGGTGCGTATACGGCGACCTCGACCAGTATTGCGATACGGCATCCATCATGAGTTATGGTATGGCATGGGCGGGTTCTGCTCCCGGTCCTGTTTCTCCGAGGAGCTGGCTTGAGGGTATTTATGATTATGCTACAAAGGTAATGAACCCAGACAAGGTATTCCTCGGTATGCCTGCCTACGGTTGGAACTGGCAGATTTATGACACGCCGGAGAACCTGGGTAAATATTACCGAGGCACATCCCACACTTATTATGCTGCGAAATACTGGATGCAGGGTGTTTACAATTTTACCGATGATGCACCTCCGCAGCCGTTTATTCCGATAGTTTCTTATTGGGATGATTACGATATGGGGCCGTGGGCGTTGCCTCATGTGTACGATTATATGGAAGGCAGAGATGCGACGGATTATTCCTATCCGCTGATGACCGAAACATATAACCGAAGAAGGTATCTGACCGCCTATGCCAAGCAGCAAAAAACGGAGTTTGGGGAAATCATCATTGACCACGATGCCGAGCCGGACAGCTACGAAGGTGTGGTTTCGGTATCGGAAACACTGGTCACCTTGAGTGACGAGGGTTCTGCCACCTACAATTTTACGATTGATGAGGCAGGAACTTACGATGTGGCGGTTCGTCTGTGTTTCCCGTTCTGGGATAAAAACAGCATCTACGCATCACTGGATGGTGACACCGTGCATTTTTCGGAAAGCCGTCTGTGGTGGCCGTATTGGAGAACTACCTTCTGGGCGACACTTGCCAAGGGAGTGAGTCTTTCTGCGGGAGAACATACGCTGACCATTTCTGTCGGTGTAAACGGTGTGCAATTTTATGGTTTCCGTGTCTGCACCGATTTTTCTGAAGAACCTACGGCGGGAGAAGCGGAATACACCCTTGCTCCACGAAAGTTCAAGGACGTGAACGGAGATATGGTGGGTCCTGCGACGGGGTTCAAGCTGACACTTGAGATGCTACGCAGAAAGCCTGACTCGGCTCTTGTTTGGTATGAGGACTTCCGTGATGAAGAAAAAATACCGGAAAGCTACTGGACGGTTCTCTCTGGTGAATGGGATGTGTGGCAAGACCCGGATAGCACGGCAAACCGGCCCTATTCACAGCTTGAGGGTTACGGTCAGCTTGCGTGGAATTACGGCAGCTTTTCAGACATCCATCTGAGGGCGCAGATTATCTTCCCGGAGAACGGCGGTGGCAGGGCAGGAATTTTTCTTGGCTCACTGTTCTGCTGTTTAAATTATGATACGCAGCGTATCGAACTGTATGAGGGTTCTACACTGAAAGGCAGTTATGCCACAGACTTTTCCAAGACATCGAAAGCAGACCTGCGTACCAATCCGAATGTTTACACCATTGAAATGCGTAAGCGTGGAAACAAGGTGCGTGTTTATTCCTCTGCATCCAATACACTCCGTTTTACGGCAACGGTCGGCAGTGGCAACGGTTATGCAGGTATCCGCTCCGATAACCAAATCAACTGCCAATTGCTCCGTCTGGGTGATGCCTGGACGTATGAGCCGTATGAGAGGTTTGATGTGGTAATGCCAGACGGTACGGAGACTTCCTTTGGCAGGATTGAGCGTAGCAACTGCACATGGGATGAGGAGTTCCAGGTGTTCACGCTGACTTCTGATGTGGAAGAATACAATACCCGCAGTGAGGATATTTCGTTGGACTACGAATTTTACCACTCACACATCATGCCACTTGAGTGCGGGAATGATTACACGGCAAAAATTATCCCAAGGGACATCAACATTTGGATTTCACGATTGTTCCTTGGGGACTCGGACGGCTTTTCTATTCTGTATTACCAGGATGTGGACAGCCTGATCTATTGGGCGAACCAGGCAGCATACCGATGGAAACTGCGAGGGATGTGTATGTGGTCCCTTGGGCAGGAGGATATGCGAGTCTGGGAGTGGCTGCCCAAGCAAACTGAATAACGGCTTTAAGGGTATCTGCCATATGGTGGGTGCCCTTTTTGCATACAAAAATTTATGAAAGTGAGGATTTTACTATGAAGGATTTATGGAACACCATTCAAATCATCTTTGCTGCCATTGGCGGTTGGCTCGGCTGGTTTCTTGGCGGGTTTGACGGTCTGCTCTATGCACTGATTATTTTCGTGGTTGTGGATTATATCACGGGAGTCATGTGTGCCGTTGTGGACAAGAACCTTTCCAGTTCGGTTGGGTTTAAGGGCATTTGTCGAAAAGTGTTGATTTTTGCGATGGTAGGAATCGCACACGTCCTGGATGCCAATGTCATCGGTGACGGCAGCGTACTGAGAACGGCGGTCATTTTCTTCTATCTCTCCAATGAGGGCGTGAGCCTTTTAGAAAACGCATCCCACCTTGGTTTGCCGATTCCGGAGAAGATGAAGGAAATTCTGGAGCAGCTCCATGACCGCGACAATAAGGAAAGCGAGGGCAAATAACATGAATTTACGCAAACTTATTCTTACGGAAAACGCCTGCTACAAGGCAGGCAGAAAAATCACGGTCAAAGGCATCATGGTTCATTCCACAGGTGCTAATAACCCGAACCTCAAGCGTTATGTGGGTCCCGATGATGGTCTGCTTGGCAAGAACCAGTACGGCAATCATTGGAATACCTACCATCCCGGCGGCAGAGAGGTCTGCGTCCACGCATTCATCGGCAAGCTGGCTGACGGCACTATCGCCACATACCAAACTTTGCCGTGGAATCATCGCGGATGGCACGCCGGAGGCAGTGCAAACAACACTCATATCGGATTTGAAATCTGCGAGGACGGTCTTATGGATTATGCCTACTTCAAGAAGGTGTACCGTGAGGCCGTTGAACTTTGCGCCTACCTCTGCAAGGAATACGGCTTGACCGAGCAGAACATCATCTGCCATTCCGAGGGTTACAAACAGGGTGTTGCATCCAACCACGGAGATGTGATGCACTGGTTTCCGAAGCACGGCAAGAGCATGGATACCTTCCGTGCAGAGGTTAAGGCTCTGCTTGCTGCTGATGCCAAAGAGGATACCACAACCGCAATTTCTAATGAGGAAACTATCTGGAATTTCCTCTATGGTAAGATTGGCAATGCA